TCACCGGCTCCACCGGGACCACGATAAATAGACATTATTCAGCCTTGGTTTTAGCTACAGTTTTCTTTTCTTTAATTTCTGCAACAGGTTTAACCTCTTCGAGGACCTCTACATAGCCGGGATGCTGACGCATAGTACGAATGTCGTGCTCTAAATCAAACTCAACAGTATTGTTAGTTTCGGTGCATTTGAAAATTGCCATCTGGTATCTCCTACAGTTTATTTAAGTACTCTTTAATACAGATATTTATATTAAAGAACTCTTAAGTAAACTGCCCCACTCTTTTGAGCAGGGCAGAACCTAGTTTCTAGGTATTAGGCTGGAACAGCTAAAGCAACAGCAGAACCATCACGCAACTCTTTAACACCGTAGATTGTATCTGCAGTGAACAAGTTACCGAGGTACTCTTGTTTGTATTGAGTTTGTGAACGAACAGCCATTTGCTCAGCTAGAACAGCGAAGTCACGATGACCTAAAAGGGCAATACGTGCTGCACCAGAACCAGATGTTGTATCAGCGTTTGTTGAAACGAATACTGGAATACCGTATACGTTACCAATTTCGCCTGAACGGATTGTGTTACTTGTACCAGCTTCACCAACGAATGCTTGCTCAGTGAAACGTGCAATACCCATCAATGTGTTACGTGTTGATGGTGGAACGATCAAGAAACGACCATCCATTGGAACATCGTTGTCATCCAAACGCTGAATTGAACGACGGATAGCTGCGTCTGTCAAAGCTGCTTCGTTGTTTGAAGCTGCAACATATGCAGTTGTACCGTTAGAACCAAGGTAAGCTGTGTCATAAGCAGCAGTACCTGCACCACCGTTAACACCACGACCTAATTGGATCAATGAAGTATCTACTTGACGAGCCAAAGCGTAACCAGCGTCATCAGTGTAGAATTGACGCATAGAAGCCAAAGATTGTACGTCAACGATATCTTCGATCAAGATTGAATATTCAAAATGCTTATCAATCAATACGTTGATTTCAGTTGCTGTATCTGTGTTCAATGTTACTTGAGTAGAAGCAGCTTTTGCGTTAGCGGAACCACGACCCGGTTTAGGGATGTGGAGTGTGTCACCTTTTTTGCCTTTGAAAGACAATTTTTTGATGAGGTTTGCAAGAACTAAGTTTTTCTTGTAGGTCGCAACTACTTCGTCGGACCAAATCTCTGGGATAAACTTATCTGCAGTTGTTTTTGTTTGATGATCTGTACCTAAAGCCATTTTAAAAATCTCCTAAAATTAAATTAACGGACTCGTCCTTCGGCATACGCAGCATGAATCTCGTCTTGCATATCGTTATACCTGTTAGGATCTGTCATTCTTAAACGAATTAAATCGACACGTTTATAAATAGGTTTGCCTACTTCCCCAGTACCGCCCTTTTGAACAGCAGCAGACCTTAGTGTTTGTGAGCGTGTTGTCTTAGCATCTTCGACAATAGCAGAGTCAGCTTTTTGAGCATTCTGTGCTTTAATACCCTTGATTGCTGTATATGTTTCAAGCAATTCTTGAGCAGCGTCTAGATTATAATTCTCAGCATCAATTAACAAATTGGTCCGTACTTTAGAGGACTTAACCCAGTTAGCAAAATCTTCAGTTTGAACAATGTTTAAATAGTCAGGATACTGTTGTTGTAGGGTCGCTACAACTTGCTGTTTCGCTGCCATCTCCGATTGCTCTCTTAGTTGTTTAACAACCGGATTGTTCTCTACTGCGTGATTTACTGCCTTATCGGGATCAGCAAAGTAATCTATCTCGTTATCTTCTACACGTGGCTGCGTGTCTTGCTTATTGGTATTGAGTTGTTGCTTGATTAACTCATCGGCTAACTTGCGAACTTCGCCAACTTCCTGAGCCTGTCGTCCAATGAGCTTTTCAGCTTCTTGGTGCATCTTCATGATGTCGTCAAAGGATTTACCTTTATACTTATCAGGAATAACAGCTTCAGTTGTTTGTTCTACGGGTTCAGTTGTTACAGGGTTATCTGTAGTTGTACCAGCGATAGATTGGTCTAAGCTTGCAATACTGCCTTGGTCATCTTGCACTTCAATTAATTCAGCCATGTGTTTTCCTGTCGTAAAGATTGTAGGATGTTTTTAAAATAACTCGGTGGTAACGATCACCACTTATGAGCCATGTTCAGCATTTTGTTTCTTCTCCTGTTTGAGCTTCTCAGCTCTAACCCTAGTCCAGCGATCATAAGATCCTGTAAACTGTCCACTAAAGGGTTCTAAATAGATCCCAGTAGGGGAGATGATACGAGTTGCCATCTCGTCACATTCACGGCACTGAGAAACTTTTATCGTCTCATCGACGAGTTGCTCAGTAACATGATCTTTGGTACACTTAAACTCATACAGACGTCTAGGCATACTCTAATTCTTTCTGTTCTTGCTGCAATTGGTCATAGACTTCTGCAGAAGCATCTCGAAGGTTCTTGATCCAGTTAAGGATTGACATTTCACCTTTTTTAAAATGCAGTTGCTGCTCAGTTTCCACACCAGCTAGTGTATTTGTTGCTTCAATCATGATTTCTAGATCTTCAAGGAGGTCAACCCAGCCTTGTGTAGCCATCATGGAGAATCTATTCTCGTAATAATCCTGTAATTCTTTGTTCATTTCTTTTTCCTTAACAAGTGGAGAAATGTGTTTATAGTTTCTGCAATACCACTATTTTAACACAATTTCAACCAATTGTCAAGTACTTTGATACTTTTTTTGTTATATTACCTTAGTGCGTTGCATCTGCATTACACTAATACGCTCGTTGGACTGAATATCTTGCTCTTTAAGTGCCAACTCAGCAACTTTAACTCGCTTATCAAAGTCAGAAGGATCTTTAGAACCACGAGATATGTTGCCAATCATCTTAGCTTCAGCTTCTTGAGGTAAAATCTGAGTTTCAACCTGAGTTTTCTGAGCATCAGCCATACTCTTACCAGCTTGTGAGTTGTAGTAGTTGATTTGAGCTTCAACCAGACCATTTTTAAGTTGATCTTCTTGCATTGCACGTTGTTGAGCTTGTGGATCAGGCTGTGACATCTTCTGTAGCTGTGCAATGATGTCTTCACGGTTCGATAATGAGCTAGATTGGACAATACCTTGTAACAATACAGGTGTAATTGGGCTATTAGGTCCAAGAGTCTGCATTAAACCAACCATTTGCTGCTGTTCGTACTCTCTTGCAACCATACCCATTGTCGATACAGGCATGAATTTGAAGTCTTTAACTGGATAACGCTCTGGATCGAACTGCATAAATCTCCATGCAGCACGTTCAATGAATGGAATTAGGAAGTCTTCTTGGAAGTTGATCAAAGCACGTTTGTTCTTCTTCATCAAACCACCTAAAGCCATCGATAAACCAGCACCGGTAGCTTCACCACCGGCTACTGAGTTAGGCATTGATGAGCTATCTAGAGTACCTGTAGCAGCTAAAAGCATCTGTTGGAAGGCTTGGGCAGTAGTTAAGTTACCGCTATCAGTAGAGCCAAACTTAAATGGCATCATAATCTCAGCAGGATTACCGTTAACCAAGAAGTTCTTACCGGGACGTACTTCATACTTAGCACCACGTGGTAGACGAGTAGCGTCCATAGCCATCATTGGAGCAGTAGTCAGTGCTAATGAGTCTAAATGGCTACGAATCTGTGCGTCAAGGGCTTTTTGCATATTGTAGCCCTTCTCGATTGTTCCACGACCCCAGAAGCGACCCGGCATAGAGTCAGCTTGGTAAGCGACTACAGGACGGTCCTTCATCATGTAAGGAGACTCTTCTGCTTTTAAAAGATATTGGTTGTCTGCAATAACAACAACAGCTTCGACCATGTCAGAGTACTCGTCAGCAGCACTATCTTCAGGGAATAACTCTTCAGCTTCTGCTTCAGCTTCTTCCAAGCCATTGAGCATAGAACGTGGAATCAAACCGTAGTAACGGATGACAGGAACTTTGTCCGAACGAGAGATAACTTGTTCTTGTACTGCTTCTAGCTTAGTGTTACGATAACTAGGCACTACGTCTACCTTACGATAGATACCTTTTTCAATACCTTGGATGATAGTGTAGTAAGACATATACTCTTCAATAGCTACACCAAGAGACTCGTCTACAGTTTCTGCATTAGGATCAATGAGGAAGTTGCGTGGGTTGATAGCATTCAAGCCAACCATGAACTGCGTCTTCTCCATTGTCCCAATAGCAGCCATGTTAGCTCCGGGGATAGGCTGAGTAGCAGGTGCTAGTACCGTCTTCTCTTCGATGACAATCTCACCGATACCTGTACCATACATCTCGCCTAGGAGAATAATGTTGTCAATTGCTTTTTTAATGCGTGTTTGTTTGAAGTCTTCGTGCATCTGACGACGTACAAGCTGAATGTCTGCTTTGTTGTCATCATTGATGTCATCTTCAATATCAAACCAATCACCACGACCAAAGACTGCTTCAGAGATCTCTGCTTGCTTAGACTCAACTGCTTGAGCCATAGCTGGAGTTACTAACTGTGAACGCTCAGAGTCACGAGTCTTATCGGCTGGATCCCAGATACCACGGAAGAGACGCTCGTACTCTTGCCAGTAGATAACAAAGTTAACATCACGATGATCTCTCCACTCTGTACAGTGGTCAAGAACAAAGCTAACTAACTCTTTGTCAGCATCTGTTTCATTTACAAATTCATTCTTATCGAGGTTTTCGTCGATTATCGGATCACTCATGTATTAGTCTTCCACTGTTGATTTGAAGGGGTCTGTGTACGCTAAGATAGGATTAGCTTCCGAAGTCATTTCATCTTCCTCGACTAGAGGACGTTCAAAGATTTCTTGTTCATCACAGGTACGGATAGGGGAGCAAGTAATGTCCCACATAGTGCAGTAACCTACTGGGTGTTCTTCGATGTCAGCCCAAGCAGGTGTTAACGGTAGCTGTGAAGCTTTGAGAGTGTTGGCAGGACCGTTTGAGATACAATCTCTGATTTGCTCATTATCAAAATAATACTCGCAATTGTTACATAAACGACCACGAGCATCACCTTCCGAGATGCCCCAAAGCACAGCTTTTTTAGTCCAAAAATCATTATTTCTCTCTAATGGGTCAGCAGGTCCTAAAGCAGCATCTTTGATGGCTTTAAGATGATTCTTAACATTTAACTTATTATCTTGTAGTGCAGCAGGGCAGGTATCTAAATTAGTATCCACTGATTATATCCAAAGGTTCATATTCATCGGAGTTATCGTCTGAGAAATAAGACGTAACCGCTAGTTGGTCAATGTAACTTAAAGCGTCAATCAAGTCATCATGTACTTGTGGTGTTGGGAACATTAAGAACTCATCTCTAAAGTCTTCCCAATCTTCATCTTCGTTTAGGACAACCTTACCGTGTTCAAAACGACCTTGTAATGCCCAGATCACACGTTCAGTCTTTTTCTTATTACCGTGTGTTAAATCTTGTATATGACAGTACACATTGTTAGACCTCATCAGATCGCTTAGATAAGGCAGTACAGCGTTCTTAAGGCTTCCTCGTTCTATCCCTACTGCTAACGGTTTAAACTCCGCTATGTTCTTTAGGATTCGTCTGGCAGTGTCTTGTACATCCCAACGACCAGTTTCTATCTTGTGAACAAACCACTCACCTTCTTCATCCACCTTAACAACTGCAATCGCAGTCTTGTCAAGACGCTTCTTACGTTCGGCTGAGTTATTAATATTTTCAAAGCCAGCCAAGTCAATAGCAATATAATACGAACCGTAACTGGGTTCTTCTCCATACTTTAGCCAAGCTTCCTTAAAGACATCAGTACCAGCGTTATCAAAACTAGCTTCGTACTCTTGCTTAAACGCAAAGGAACTTAAACTCTTCCTAGCTCCTTCAATCTCATCAGGATCAATCAATGGATTGTCCTTAGTGGTGAAGTGCCAAGACTTCCAATCTGCATCGTCCTGCTCAAGACCTAGGTTGTACATATCGTAAAACCAGTTACGTCCCTTCGGAGTCCCAATAAACAAGGCAGAACCTTTTTTATCAGAAAGAGACGCTCTTAAGACCTTTTCCCATGTTTCTGACTTGATGTCGGCAACTTCATCAAGTACGAGATATGTGAGACTAACCCCTCGAAGAGTATCTGGGCGATCGCTTCCTCGGACATAGATTTTAGCTCCGTTAACCAAGGTGATGTCCATGTTGTTAACGTGGCTGGATGCAATTACTTCTCTCCCTAAGTCCATTAATACATCCCAAATAATCTGTCTTGCTTGCCCTTGGGTAGGGGCGACATACATTACTGCTGAACCTTTAGGACACTTCAGTCCTTCAACAATCAAGCTGATCGCAGATAGTCTCGACTTACCGCAGCGACGACCAGCAACAATTACCTTGAATCGGCTTTGGTCTTTATAGACCTCCTGCTGCCAAGGCAACAACTCAAAATCAAGCTTCATCTGATTCTACATCTATCACTTCATCAACATAGTCAGAAGCAGTTTCTATCTTTGCTTCACCGATACCAGTGATGTTAATCTGTATTGCGTTACGCTGACCTTTAGCGTCCTTCTCAAACATAGACAATGGTAGAATACGATCCATTGCCATCTTCAATGCAGCCATCTGTCCGGGATGGTCATCGTTCTGACCAATCTGAATAATCTTTTCAATGACAGCAGAACCAGAGGTTCCTAAGAGTCTTTGCTTAAATTCAGCTAATCGACCAGTATCGTTTTTAGGACGACCCATTGGTAGTTTAGCTTTCTTGAGGTCCTCTTTACGTGGACGACCCATCTTAGCTTTTGGTTTTACGACAAGTTCAGACATGACACCTTTCAGGTTGTTGTTCTTTTTTTGAACAGCCCTACTATACTTTAAAGTTAACTTATAGGAGTATTTCTTTATTAGTTGTTTTACTTAGGTTGTTTAACTTAGTTAGTTATAACAAAATAAGATAAAACACCCTTAGTGTTTTTCATCTAAGTAAAACATCCTTAGTGTTTTAACTGACAAGATTCTCCTTAGATACTATTATAACACTTCTTTGTCTCTTTGTCAATACCTTTGTAATATTTATTTACAGTCTCTTATGTTGTCTTAGCCCCTTCGGGGAGCACACCTAGGACATCTTAGATAGCCCTTCGGGTGAGCATCTCCGACTATGACTTATACAATACATACTTTTATTGACGTTTCATGCACTTTAGAGCTATATGTCTTTGATTACATTGAAGATTCTTCTTTGTCACGTTAGAGGTACTTTTTCTTGCTTTTTAGTTACTTTAGAGCTATTGGTTGTTTTTTCTTTTTAGGAATCTGAGAAGGTCCGCCAATAATAATACTAGAGTATCACCCCTAGCCCCCTATGAAGTAAGTTAGTGCTCACTTCGGAGTTAAGTTAGTAAGCACTCACTCACAAGGTGCTCCGAAGGACTGGGAAGCAAGTATATGGGGCTATAAAGGATCCTATAACGTACCTAAAAAGTATCAGGGAAGACAATAGACAATAACATTTCACTATATGAGATAGTCATAGAACTAAGGGTTTATCCTAGTATACATTCCCTGAATTGTACCGTTTAATAGTGTAAGCATTAAGCAATTGTATTGTGTAAATTATTTGTAAAACTAAGGGTAAATCCCTATAGATTTTTAGTTGCAAACCCCTAAAATAGTGTTACGTACTTAAACAATAAAGGAATAAATATCATGACAAATACATACGGTAATTTTACTCAAGAGAAGGACGGGCACGTATCAGGGCACGTACTTACAATTAAAACAATACGTAAGGACGGTAAATTTACCGTCACTCACTCATTTGGATCTGGTAAAAGGATAAATAAGATTTATACTCTTGAGCAATTGCAAGAGCAAATCAGTAAATTTACGGGCACAATTGACAATCAAGTTAAATTCTATTAAGGACTAAAAAAATGATATCCACTAAACTTAAAAGCTTCATTCTAACCGGCTTCACGTTGTACTCTATCGTTGTAACCATTGTCTATATCGTTGTATACCTATAAAGGATCTACCATGCTTAACACTAAATTAAAACGTATTCCGCTTATCTCAATTGATACAAATGCGAAGACAGTCAAAGGACAAAAGGAAGGGTTTTTGACTGGAATTCTATACATGGCACCGGCAAATTTGAGCGGATACAATACGTGCTCTATGGCTGCAATTGCACAATGCGACGTCGCTTGTCTAAACACTGCAGGATTAGGAGGAGTCTATACTAGTATTCAGGAAGCAAGGATCAAAAAAGCAAGATTGTATTTTGAGCATAGAGCATTATTCATGCATAACATTGTATTGGATATTAAAAAGCTTATCGCTGCAGCAAGTAAAAAGGGGTTTATTCCATTAGTTCGCTTAAATGGCACAAGTGATATTAAATGGGAAAATGTACCCTTAACGGTTGACGGGATAGACTATCCTAATATTATGTCAGTTTTTCCGGATCTACAATTTTATGATTATACAAAAATTGCAAATAGAGTAGATCTACCAAAAAATTATGACATCACGTTTTCGTATAGTGGAGTTCTCAAATATCAAAAGTATGTCAATATTGCCCTGCAAAATAAAATGAGAATTGCGGTAGTGTTTAGAAGCGAGAAGCAAATACCGGCAAAATTTTTAGGTCTTAATTGCGTATCAGGCGATAATACAGATATCCGTCATATTGAAGCCGGTAACATTATTGTTGCATTGTACGCTAAGGGGAAAGCCAAAAAAGATCGTACCGGTTTTGTAGTGGATCACGTAAAGCCAGTGTTTAATTTGAATGTCATCAACTAAAGGAAAAACCATGGAAAAGCAAGCTATAGCAAGTGATTTAAGAATAGCTATTGAATACTACACGGAATTAACAGTAAACGAGCATATGAGCGGAAAAATGGATAAAGAAGCGGATAAAGCATGGAAAAAAGTAGAAAAATTAATTAATCAACTAATAAAGGAATAAAAATGGACGCAATAACAGAAAAGCAAAAAAGCTTGATCGTCAATAACATTGTAAAAGCTTGTGACGATATAGAGAAGCTTAATGGGACGGGATATAAGTATATTTATCTCGCTTCAGGTTTTATAGCTCATTACAATATCGACGGTTTTAAAAGCAATTATTCACTTGTTGATTGTGGATATAGTCTATCGGACGCAATTCTTGCTCATGAGAATGCAAATACATGGAATAATTTCAGGGAAGGGGATAAGGATTATTTGTATTATAAGAGTAAAGCCGATATTTATAAAAGGATTTGCGATAAGCTTCGCAATAAAGCATTAAACCTATATAACACTTAAGAGGATCTATCATGGAAAACAATCTAGCTATCAAATTATTAAACACTAACGGGAAAATTGTAACCGTAACATTCACTAAAAAGGACGGCTCTATACGGGTAATGAATTGCCGATTAGGAGTGACTAAACACTTAAAAGGAGGATCTAGTACGCTAGATCCTAATAAGTATATTACAGTCTATGATCTACAATCTAAGGGCTATAGAGCGATATCTAAGGATCAAATTCTAGATATTAAAGGGGTCTAACATGAGTGAATTAATTTACCCGGTAAAAATTGCGAAGGGCAATAAGACCTATATTATGCGAACTATAGGGGAGTGTTTACAAATGGGTTTAACTCATATGTCAATTGAATTTGAAGGATCTAGCATAGATCTAAAATGGATTAGACCGGATAAAAAGTATATCGGCTTCGGATCTATAGGATCCATTAAAGGGGACGATATCGCTCATGAGTTAAATACAATGTATTCCGGTTTAAAACAATCGACGCAATTCATTGCAGAGCACTTCTATCACGTTAAAATAGGTTAGTAACATATGATTAATAAATGTAAGTGTGATCCCTATTACACGTGTAAAGCTTGCCGAAGAGTTGATATATATACTTATGAGCAAATAGGGGCTATGCTGGGGATCACTCATCAAGCAGTATATGAGATTGAAAAAAGAGCTATCAATAAGCTTAGGAATAATTTACAATTACTGGGTTACAATTCACTAAAGGAGATTTTATAAAATGGGTACATCAATGCATGATAGATATTATGAGCCACCGGAGGACGATTACGAAGATATGGAGGAATATATCGAAGATTACGTACAATTTGAAATGAGAAAAGGTGGCGATCTTGATCCTATGGAGGAAGGTAATTTTCTTGAAGCTGCCAGTCAATTAGGAATGCCCGAAGAGCTGGAAAAGTGGGAAGATGCTACACCGGAGCAGCAAGAAAAAATTAAAGAGTACTGGGAAGATATCGCACGTCACTTAGGCGAAGAGTCTTATTTTGCTAACTTATAGAGGATTTCACAATATGAAATTAATAGCAATATCTTATGATGAATGGTTTCCGTATCATGATATAAGAGAAATTGAAGATAGTATTGATGCTTCAAACCATGAGAGTATTCTACGTATTTCGGAAGATGATTTTTATGTTTACAAGGGTTTACTAACTCAAATGGAAAGATTACAAAATAAACTTGAAATTTTATACAAAAAGGGATCTAAATTATGAAAAATGATAATAATTACTATGTTAATGGTTTTTGGTTTGATATGTATGACGAAGCCCGTCGCTATGCTGATTTTATGATGGAGCAACAACGTCGGTATTGTGCTATCTTCACTAAGGCTGAAATAGAAGCCCATGGCGAGGAAAACATCAAAGATAAGGACTAGGTATCGACTACCCCAAGAAAACGGCTAAAAAGCCCCTTAAAATCGATTTAAAAGGATTATAAAATGAGATGCTATTGTTGCAATAAAGCGTTGTCCGATTACGAAGCGACACGCAAAAGCGTACAAACTGGGCAATTCTTAGATATGTGTAATAAGTGTTATGGCTCTATTTCTAGTGAAGTGTTAGCAATTGAGCGAACAGACCTGAGACATGAAGACGAAGAGGAAGAATTTCACGATATGAAAGAAGATGACTATTTCACATCATGGAACGAAAACCCTTTAACAGACTGAAATTTAGCACTATAATACTATGAAGTAAGACACTAAGGATGTTTTTCTTATATGTATAAAAAACTCAATTATTTATACATATATGTCTTAACTTTAAAGTATAGTAGGGCTTCACTAAAAACGGAGAACATACACTATGAACGAAGACCGGTTTACATCACAAAATGCATGGTATCACTTCACTTTGGAGGATATTGACCTTGCAGTGTCTTTATATGGAATTGATGTCGTTATGACTGATATTTATGATCGTATAGAACTACGACGAAAGGACAGGCAAGTCAATGCAGAGTAACTTTTTAAAACACATTCCATGCAGCAAGTGTGGCTCCAGTGATGGTAATTCACTCTATGACGACAATCATGAATATTGCCATGTGTGTCTTACCTATGTTACCGGTGACGGATCCGAAGGATCTACTCTAACGAAAACAAAACCTATGAGAAATTTTACAAATTATGACAATCTTTCTAGCAGTTCTATCAGTGATCGTGGCATTACTTACAATACTGCGTTAGCTTACGGAGTAAAACAAGATGACACAAAGCATTATTATCCTTACTTTGATAGTGATAACGCTATCGCTGGTCTTAAAATTCGCAATGTAGCAGATAAGCAATTTTCTATTCAAGGTGACTGGAAATCCACTACGCTATTTGGGCAGAATAAGTTTGCTAAAGGTGGTCGTAACGTCACTATTCACGAAGGCGAATTAGACGCTCTAGCAGGGTTTCAGATGGCTGGTAGTAAGTATCCCCATGTCTCTGTTAAAAATGGAGCCAGTGCTGCTCTAAAGGACTGTAAAGCACAATATGAATGGATTGATAGCTTCGAGACAATATACTTGTCATTTGATAACGACGAAGCTGGACAAAAAGCAGTTAACGAAGTCGCTGAGCTATTTGGCAGCAAGTGCAAGATCATTAAACATTTAACTGGATATAAGGACGCTTGTGACTATCTCAAAGGTGGGAAGAGTGCTGAATATATCAAACTCTGGTGGGAAGCCGAACAATGGACACCTGATGGGATCATCGCTGGCTCGTCACTATGGGACGAAGTCACAAAGCCAGTCGAGAAGTCGCTTGCCTTGTACCCATGGGAAGGTGTCAACGAACTCACTTATGGAATTAGACCTGCTGAACTCATCACAGTTACTGCTGGATCAGGTCTTGGTAAGTCACAATTCCTTAGAGAAATTCTTTGGCATTTGCTTAAAACCACAGACGGACGTATAGGTTGTATGTTTATGGAAGAGTCAGTTAGCAAGACTGCTAAATCGATTATGTCTCTGTATGCTAATAAACCACTGCACTTGCCCAGCACACAAGTCTCACATGAGGAATTAAAAGATGCTTTCGACAATACTCTCGCTACTGATCGTCTATTCTTTTGGGATAATTTTGGTAGCACTGACATTGATAACGTCATTAATCGCATTCGTTACTTCGCTAAGGCATCCGACTGCAAGTATGTATTTCTTGATCACATTAGTATGGTTGTTAGTGCTCAGTCAAACGGTGATGAACGTAAATCGATTGACGAACTAATGACTAAGCTGCGTATGTTGGTACAAGAGACTGGTATTTGCTTGATCGCAGTGTCTCACCTGAAGCGTCCAGAGTCCAAAGGACACGAAGAAGGTGCTGCAACGTCCTTGTCACAGTTACGTGGCTCTGGTTCGATTGCACAGTTATCTGACATCGTTATCGGACTGGTTCGTAATGCACAAGCTGATGATCCAATTGAGCGTAACACCACACGTGTAAGCATTCTAAAGAATCGCTTTGCTGGACTAACTAGCCCACATTGTGCAAGTCTTTTATACAATCGTGATACTGGTCGTATGTTGGAGATTAAGGATGTACTATGAAAAATGAACCAGTAGCGTGGATGGAAATAGAATATGGTGGATTTACGGAATACAAAGTATGGCGAGAACCTGTATCAAGCAAGTCTATTCCACTCTACACCCATGCAGCAAAAGAACTAACAGATGAGGAAATAGAAGAATTTGCTTACGCTTTTCAGTTGTGGCAATTACACAATCCTGATAAAGCATTAGAAGGAATTATGGATTTTGCTAGAGCAATACTAAGAAAGGCACAAGAAAAATGAACTTTAAAACAGTGTGTATAGTGTGTATAGCTTTGTTTGTTGGTGCTTATAGCATGAAGATCTACTATGACATTCAGTTTTTAGACTGTCATGATTTCAGCACAAAGCACACAATATGGAAAGGGTTTCTTGCACGTGATGCTACTGGAGATGTAAGATGCTTTTGGCTAGAGCAGTCTTACCCTAATAGGGTTCGTCAGGGAGTTCCGCTATGAGCTTTACTATTACTACTAAAGAGGGTATGCGTGTGGACCAGTGGTTTCGGTCTGTAGATGAGCTGCTGCAGTCAATGCTAGATAACCCTAAAGATAGGTATTGGAGGAATTCATAGTGGCTTGGAAGTGTCCTCCACTGCATCTGCCTAATTGGAATAATTTTTGGAAATGGAAAACAGAGATGGTAAAATCACCTTGTATTGGTAAATGTACTTATGACATTACAATTATGAAATGTAATGATTGTGGTAGAACTAAAGAGCAAATCAGTAATTGGTATATCATGACTGACGATGAAAAACTAGAAGTACTTGAACAACTTTTAAAGGAGCAAGAATGACAACAAATGAATTAATTGAAGCACTGGATCAGAGATATGGAAATCCTTATGCAGCAAAAGAAAACACATTGATTCAAGAAGCAATACAACAGTTAAGAAATTATTCTAATATGTTTGAATTTAACGGAGTTGAAAATGAGCAAAATCAAAAATGTAATGGTAAGTAGTGTTGCTTTAATGGTTACGACTGTTTTCGCACAGGCAACAACATACGAAAATAGTCCTTATAACTATAAGAACTCACAGTACAACTATGAGAACTCACAATACAATTACAAAAATAGTCCGTACAACTATAGCAATAGCCCTGTCAATCCGTATGCACCGAATGCAGTTTTTGATTCACAAGGCAATCGTGTTGGCTATAAAACTGAGTCAAATCAAGGGGTTGTAAACTATTATGACAACTCTGGTAAACGTAAAGGATACTCAAACAAATGACTATGGAACAAGGAATCGTTATTCTTACCGGAATAGGATATATTACTGTCGGTGTTCTCCAGTTACTAAAGGGTTCTATTCCTAACGCTATGATTTGGATTGGATATGCTTTTGCTCAGGTGGGATTATGTCTAAATCTAAAATAGTATTAACATCTACGCAGATTCTCATGGCTGCTCAAGTCGGTGTCATGAGACGAGTTCAGTTTATGAAACGAAATGCCGTTGCTGTATATGGTGCTGAAACAAACTGGCAGATGCAAATTGAAGGTGCTCTATCTGAATATGCTTTATCCAAGCATTTAGGAATCTATTGGGAAGGTGTTGGTGTTATCGATGGAGATGACGTGGGAGATCAGGACGTACGTGTAACTGAGTATGAAACTGGTTCTTTAATCTTACATCCACGTGATCCAGATAATAAAAAGTTTTGGCTTCTTACTGGCAAAAACGGAACATATACTGTACATGGTTATATTTTGGGAAAGGATGGAAAACAGGACAAGTATTGGAAAGAAAAAGTAGCAGGAAGACCTGCTTTTTTTGTACCGCAATCTGATTTAGTGTTATAATATAAGAATGAAAATTGTCCTTGACATCGAAACAAATAGTACACACGATAAGATTTGGATGTGTGTTACTCGTGACATTGAAACAGATGAGGTAAAGGTATGGAAAGCAGCAAGTGGATTACAAAAGTATTTGGAAGTTTGCGATTTGATTATCATGCACAACGGAATAAACTTCGATGCACCAGTACTGAGGAAGAACTGGAACGTCACGATGAAGTTGAGCCAAGTGTACGACACGCTCGTAGCAAGCCGACTTCTAAACCCAAGCCTAGAGGACGGACATAGCCTTGACGCATGGGGACAACGTCTTGGGTACGCTAAGGGAGACTTTAGCGACTGGGACGGAGGAGCAACACCTGAAATGGAAGAGTATTGCATTCAGGATACAAAGGTGACTGCAAAACTTTACAATCACCTAGTAACAACTTTACAATCAGAGAAGTTTTCACAAAGGAGTATAAATCTTGAGCACAATGTACAAGCGATCATCACAAAGCAAGAAGAAAACGGATTCAAACTCGACGAAGTCAAAGCTTTACAATTACTGGCTTTACTTAAAACTAAGCTGGACGCTATTCATCTTGAAATGGCGACCATCTTCCCAGATCACATCGAAACCGGCAGAATCAGCAAAAACGGTAAACCGCTTAAAGACATCATCACCCCGTTTAACCCCGGCAGCCGAAAGCAAATTGCAGAAAGACTTCAAGAAAAGGGTTGGAAACCAACTAAGCGTACCGAAAAGGGAAGCGTCATTGTCGACGAAGCCGTCCTCGAAACGCTCGACTACCCGGAAGCCAAAACCTTAGCACAATACATGATGCTCCAAAAGCGTATAGCTCAGATTGAATCTTGGTTAGATGCTATGGAGTCAGATGGAAGAGTACATGGTCGTCTCATTACTTGTGGAGCTATCACTGGACGTATGACACATATGTCGCCTAATATGGCACAAGTGCCGAACAGTGGTAGTCCTTATGGAATGGACTGTAGAGAACTTTGGACAGTTGAGAAAGGCAATGCGTTAGTCGGTATCGATGCTTCTGGTTTAGAACTTCGTATGCTGGCTCACTATATGAATGATGATGCGTATACTAATGAAGTCGTATCGGGTGACATCCACACCACAAACCAAAAAGCTGCTGGGCTTGAAACGAGGAATCAGGCTAAAACATTTATTTATGCCTTTCTCTATGGCGCAGGAGCTGCCAAGATTGGGACAATTGTTGGTGGTTCAGCGAAGGAAGGACAAAGGCTCATTGATTCTTTTCTACGCAACACACCGAAACTGCAAGAGCTACGGCAAAAAGTTAGTAGAATCTTCTCTACGAAAGGCAAACTACCGGGTCTCGATGGAAGGCAGTTACTTTGTAGGTCGGAGCATTCAGCCGTTAACACGCTTTTGCAAGGTGCAGGTGCGATTGTCATGAAGCAAGCAGTGGTGATCTTAGATCGTAAGTTAAAGACTGTTAAGATCCCTTATAAGTTTGTAGCTAATGTACATGATGAGTGGCAATTGGAAGTGCCTTGGACATTTGCAGAACAGGTCGGTAGGCTTGGTGTTGAATCGATTGAGGAAGCAGGTAAAGTGTTAGAGATGCGTTGTCCTCTAACTGGTGAATTTAAATACGGTAACAATTGGAAGGAAACACACTGATGATAACAGATGGCGAATTAGATTTAGTACATAACCTTGTGCTGGAATTATTCCGAAGAGGACAAAGCCCAGCTAATATTTCTTTTTTATTAACTGAAGAATTAAACAGATTAGGAGATGCCTTTGACTACTTTAATGCCATTAAAGAGTCGCATCACGCACCATGAGTTTATTTGATGAGCTACCTAAAGAGTTCACTCCTTTAGCAGTACTAGGAGATATTGACGGCTACTTACATATCTATTCGTCTTTGGACGATGAGACATTATTAGCTATCATTGATATGGCAGGACAGGCAATAGAAGATCGGCAGTATGACGTAAAAACAACAGTTTTGCAGTAAAATGTGTAGTATGTTACACAATTGTAGTATAATAACGAAGCAGTACTTACTAACCTAATAAAGGATATAAAATGAATAAGCAAGTGACAATTAAAGGCGAGCTATTTTGGACTCGTGATATGAACAACTTTAACACTAAGTTTAATCCAGATAACACTAAGTATCAATGCACTATCGGTAACATCAGTGACGCTGACGCTACTAAGCTAGAAGGCTTAGGAGTTAAGATTAAGCACAAAGATGCACAAGGTAAATTCATCGTTGCCAAAAGCAATTATCTATTTACACCTTTTGATTCTAAAGGCAAACCAGTTGAGATTGAAGCATTAGGCAATGGCTCCAAAGTGATTGCTGAAGTGACATCTTATGAGCACCGGATGACTCCTGCTCATGGCATGGCTCCATCAATCAAAAAGCTTACAGTGACTGAAGTTGTTACGTATAACCCTGAAGCAGTAACAGAGTTAGACGACGTTCTGTAATGCGAGCTTTGATCGACGCTGATTCTCTTGTGTATGCTATCGGTTTCTCCAGTGAAGATATTGAAGAACCATTAGCTAAGTGGAGAATGAATGAAGCTGTCGATACGATTCTTTCTGATGTAGGAGCAGACTGTTACTTTGGTTGGTTAACGGGTAAAGGAAACTTCCGTAACGACATAGCAAAGACTGCTCCTTACAAAGGAACTCGTGTAGCACCTAAACCGGCTCACTATCAAGCCTTACGAGAGCACCTACAGGTGAAGTATGGTTTTATGATGACTAAGGATATAGAAGCTGACGATGCAGTTGCAATAGCTTGTTATGCTATCCCTGAAGATGAAATGATTATGGTCCATATCGATAAAGACCTTAATCAACTTCGAGGATGGCATTACAACTACCGCAAGAAAGAAAAGTATCATGTAACAGAGTTTGAAGGTCTGCGTAGTTTTTATACACAAATGCTAACTGGAGATCGAATTGATAACATCATTGGCATTAAAGGGATTGGTCCCGTCAAAGCAAAAAGGATACTTGAAGAATGTCAAACCGAAAACGAGATGTATCTTGCTTGTCTCGAAGCCTACCAAGGAAACGAGGAGCGAGTCTTGGAGAACGGGCAGTTATTATGGCTCCAAAGAAGCCACGATCAACTCTGGAAACCGCCAAGCTTGTCTTAGTTGAGTGGTTGGACGCTTTAGCACAAGGTGAGTGGCATGAAGCAAAAAGGGAAGACTTACGTTGTAAAACAGTTGGATTTGTTGTTTTTGAAGACGATGAGCAAATTGAACTTGCAGGGACTATCACCGACGGAATGTGCAATAACAGCATTACAATCCCGAAAAGAATGCTTACAAAAAGGAAGGAAGTTAAACTTGAAGCCCCAGTCCGCAAAAGCAAAAGGAAGAAAGCTTCAACAGTGGTGCAGGGATCAGATACTCCAACGATTCCCTACGCTGAGCATTGACGATGTACGTTCTACAAGCATGGGTGCAGGTGGCGAAGATGTACAATTGTCTACTGCAGCTCGTGAGTTATTCACTTACACAATCGAATGCAAAAACAGAAAAGCAATCGCAGTGTATAAGGACTACGAACAAGCAAAGACCCACGGATTAATTGAACCTTTAGTTATTTTGAAACAGAATCTCAGCAAGCCACTGGCTCTCGTAGACGCAGAACACTTCTTAGATCTGGTTCAAAAGATTAAAGAATTACAACACCAAATTGATGTATTACTACTTGTGAAAGGTTCCAAATGAAGATTGATCACCCAATGAAGTTAACATTTACACTAGAAGAAGAAAACAACATTATCACCAATACTTTTGTTGTTGAGGATTGTGAACAGTGGACAGCGTTAGTAATTAAGTTTGCTGATTTTCTTAGTGCTCAGTATGGCTACGAAGTAAAAGAAAAGATTGCATTTATTAACGATTTTTGTTTTGATGATTATTCAGTAGTTGGTGAACGTACAATCTCCAGCGACGCATATTCTGTAGCTAAAAGTTTTGATAAAGAACGTGCAGAAGAAGTATCCGATTGGGGCGATGACGAATGAAAATTCTACTGCTCGATATTGAGACTAGTCCTAACACAGCCCACGTGTGGGGCTTGTGGCAGCAAAACGTCAGTATCAACCAGTTAATGGAGTCTTCCTATGTCCTCTGCTATGCAGCTAAATGGCTAGGCGAGGAAGACATCTATTTTGATTCTGTACAACAATCTAAACCTAAATCAATGTTGAAAGGTATTCATGCTCTTCTGGACTCTGCTGATGCTGTTATCCATTACAATGGAACTAAGTTTGATATTCCTACTCTTAACAAAGAATTTCTACTCACCAAGTTACTTCCGCCATCGCCTTATAAGCAGATTGACCTCTTGCGTGTGGTTCGTAGTAATTTTAGGTTTCCTAGCAATAAGCTGGATTATGTATCTCAACGTCTGGGCTTAGGTAAGAAACACGCTCATGAAGGACACGATCTTTGGGTTAAGTGCATGAACGGAGACAAAGATGCGTGGCAGAGAATGCAAGACTACAACATTCAAGACGTAGTTCTGCTAGAGAGTCTGTACGAGAATCTTTTGCCGTGGATCAAGAATGCTCCTAATCGTAATCTATACATGGATCATACTGGTTGTCCTACGTGTGGATCAACACATCTTCACAAGCGTGGTACAGCAGTGTCTACTACTGGTTCGTATCAGCGATACCAATGTAAGTCTTGTGGATCATGGAGTCAGGGTACTAAGTCAATTAAAAAATCTGTGGAAGTGAAACATCATGCATGATAGTCCAGTAGCTATGCCGGGTCCTTATGGCTATGATCCAGAAATTAAATGGTCGTGTGCTATGGATCCTGATAAGTGGGAATTTACACTTGAAGATTATTTTCAAAAGTTACAACTTAATCTTCAGGATTTAGATGAAGATCTTTCTGTAAAGTCAGCACAAGTGGGTGGAGATCACTATCAAAAGGCAGCATTACAGCCTTGGGATATTTTTCTTGCTTGGGGACTTGACCCGTGGGCAGCAAATGTGGTAAAATATATATTAAGATTTCCGTATAAGAATGGCTTAGAAGACTTAAAAAAAGCTAAACATTATGTAGACTTCTTAATTGAGAATTACGACGAAGTTCACGAGAAGTACTATGAAGAAAGATAAGCAATGCAATTGACGCTTGAAGAGCTTCGAGAGCGTCTCAAAAGCCTTGATGAGGTCATGTTAGTCGAGTTATTAGGACTCACTTCAGAAGATCTTGTTAAGGCTTTTCCTGACTTAATCGAAGACAATTACGAACCACTATCAACAGAAGTAGACTGGGAAGAAGAATAAATGACATATAAGATGACCCCGTACAACACCTTCATTGCTAAGAGCCGATACAGTCGGTATCTCGATGATAAAGGACGTAGAGAGCACTGGAATGAGACTGTAGCTCGTTACTTTGATTTTATGGAGAAGCATTTAGCATCAAAACAGAATTACACATTGACAAAAGAATTACGTGCAGAATTAGAACAAGCTGTAAATGATTTAGATGTAGTACCAAGCATGAGAGCAGTAATGACAGCAGGATCTGCGTTAGAGCGTCAGAACGTGGCTGCATTCAATTGTTCTTATTTACCTATCGATGACCCTAAAGCCTTTGATGAAGCGATGTACATCCTTCTCTGTGGCACTGGTGTCGGTTTCTCAGTGGAGCAGCAATATGTCAAGAAGTTACCTGAAGTCCCGGAGCAGTTGTTTGATAGTAAGACTTCTATTGTTGTGTCGGATTCTAAAGAAGGATGGGCTAAATCACTCCGTCAACTCTTGGCTTTACTATACGCTGGGGAAATTCCAAAGTTCGACGTATCGAGAGTTCGACCAGCAGGAGCTAGACTTAAGACATTTGGAGGACGAGCTTCTGGACCCGGACCTTTGGAAGAACTTTATAAATTTTGCGTCACCAAGTTTAAAGGGGCAGCAGGTCGTCGTTTGTCTTCCCTTGAGTGTCATGATATTCTGTGCAAAATCGGGGAAGTTGTTGTTGTGGGTGGAGTCCGACGGTCAGCCATGATCTCTTTGTCAGACCTATCTGACGACAAGATGGCTCATGCCAAAGCAGGTAACTGGTGGGATGGTCAAGCACAACGTGCATTGGCTAACAACTCTGCGTCTTACTTAGAGACACCTTCAATTGGTCAATTCATGCGTGAATGGAGTTCTATTTATGAATCACACAGTGGCGAACGTGGTATCTTCAATCGTGATGCTTCTCAGGTCCAAGCTGCTAAAAATGGACGACGAGATTCGACTTATGATTTTGGGACCAATCCGTGTAGCGAAATCATACTCCGTCCTTATCAATTCTGTAATCTGTCTTCTTGTATCATTCGCTCTGATGATACTTATGACAGTATCGCTAATAAGATTCGTTTGGCGACCATTCTTGGTACTTTTCAAGCGTCATTAACAGACTTCCCTTATCTACGTAAGATCTGGCAGAAGAATACCGAAGAAGAAGCATTGTTAGGTGTGTCAATGACTGGTATCTGTGATAACACTTTGTTAAATAATCCTGATGATGCAGAACTACCTGCTAGATTGGAGTCTTTACGTGACCTTGCTGTTTCTACTAACGCTTTTTATGCTTCAGCTATTGGTATTAACCAGTCTGTGGCTGTCACCGCAGTCAAGCCAGAGGGAACAGTTTCTCAGCTTTGCAGCACCGCTAGTGGTATTCACCCTCAACACAGTAAGTATTATATTCGTCGTGTGCGAGCTGATAACAAAGATCCACTAACACAGTTTATGATTCAAGCTGGGTTTGTAGCAGAGCCTTGTGTGATGAAGCCTGAGTCAACTACAGTATTTAGTTTCCCTGTAGAAGTTGCTGAAGGTGGTTTATTGCGTGAAGACTTGTCAGCTATTCAACATTTAAAACTATGGTTGCTCTTTCAGCGACATTACTGTGAGCATAAGCCTTCAGTAACTATCTCTGTATTAGAGAACGAATGGATGGATGTTGGAGCGTGGACATTTAAGCACTTTGACGAAGTAACTGGTGTGTCGTTCTTGCCGATGGATGGGGGTACATACAAGCAAGCACCTTATGAAGAGTGTACTGAAGAACAATACAATCAGCTTAAATCATTAGTACCGACTACAGTAGATTGGGAGAACTTCAAGGAGTATGACGATAACGTAGAAGGTGCTCAGATGTTATCCTGTACGGCTGGAGGATGCTCAATATGATCTATATTAACTTCCACCTAATCTGTGGCTTCTCAATTGGTTTTGAGTATGTCCCAGATTGGGATGATGAGTCTCACTGGGCATTTGACTTAGGATTACTAAGGATAATGATTAGTAAAGAACACGAAGAGGAATAAACTAAGGGGACTCGAAAGTCCCCTTTTTTATTGCTGTTGAAATATTGGATTTTGTTGAACTGGTTCCGGAGTATAGTCAGGATTCTGTTGTTGGTACAGTTGAATTAACTGTTGATCTGTTAGTTTACTATAGTCTTGTGTTGCTTCTGCTTGTGGATTTGTAGAATCAGCAGGAGTTTTTTCTATTGACAACATGGGAGCACCACGAATAGCTGCTGTACCGCCAATTTTACCAATTGTAATTAAAGCATCAAGACCTTTTTGACCAACACTCTTATTTGTTGCTAAATCAATTAAAGCTTGTTTAGAATTAGGATTAAACAATATTTCAGAAAAAGCTGCTGGACTATTTACAAAATCTTTAATTGTACTGAAAGACTCTTTAGCCATGTTAGCTTGTTGAGTGCTTCCACCTAAAGCTTTGGTACTTGCATAAGCAGCACTACCACCAAGACCTGCAGATCCTACATTCTCGCTTTGTAATACTCTCTGCATATAGTTCATAGCTAACTTAGCATCGTTTAAATCTTTTTTATCTTTAAATAAGAAAGCCAATTCACTGTCAGGCTTATTGAGTTCAGCTAAGGCAGTAGATACGCTAAAGTCAGGAGCATTAGTAGGTGCGTTAGGAACTTTAGCTTTTTCAATAACATCATTAAAAGTAGATCTACGAATAGTGTCTAAAATCTCTGAAGACTGTGGATTGTTTTGCAACACATCAATAAGGATAGCACGTTGAGTAGGTGGAGCATCTTTTAGTTTCTTAATAACAGCTTCAGGAACTAATTCAGAAGGACTTGCCACATCAAAAGCTTTGACTAATGGACGATTAGCAAACTCATCTACAGCATCTAAGTTAGATGAGAACTTATCACGAGCTTTCTTAAGCTGATCTGCACCGGGAACACCCTGATCAATAGCTTGGTTTAAAGCATCTCTAAATCCGCCTAAAACAGTTCTAGCAAGACCTTTAGCTTGTCCGGGAGCTACACCTTCAAAGATGTTGCCTTTACCAAAATCAGCCGTTCCTGAATACACAGCAGCACCCCATGCAGACAAGTTTTTCTGTAAACGATCAATGTCGATTCTATTCGCTGCTGCCGGAGTACCCGGAGTAGTTGTAACAGATACAGGTTGACCATTAGCACCAATAATTGTACTTGGTGTAGATGTAGCTGGCACTTCAGGAATAGCATACTGGTCTACAATACGTTTAATAGAAGCTCTTAAGTTATCTAATCCGGGTGTCTCAGGAGGTAAAGAAGATAAATTACGATTAACAGCATCTAATACTGGTTGAGTATCTACAGTGCCACCTGCTTTCTTAGCAGCATTGAAGTCTTTCATTGCATCAGACTGAAGTCGACCTGATAAAGCTTTACCGTAGTTATCAAAAGAACTAACAACTGATTTAGTTAATTCAGTTTCATTCATTGTCTTTGATGCAGCACGAGTAAATAAATTATCTAAAAATGTTTGTACAGATTTAGCCTGTTCTTGACGGAATGCTGGTGCATTTTCAGCTTCAGGAGACGAAGCTACACGAGCTTCTCTAGAAAGCTGTTTACGATTACCGGTTAACTCTCCCGGAGTCATTGGACCAACATTTAATAATGCTCTTGTTTCATCTACAGGCGGAAACGTACCAATAGGCTGACGAAGTCTGTCAACACCTGCACTAAAAGCACCTTTAGCGGCATACGGAGTGCCTTGAATAGCTAACTGACCTAACGGAGATTCTGTCACTAAAGGAGCAGTTACACCTAGTGTACCAGCAACACCAAACTCTTTGGCTCCAGCAACCGCACGTTGTGCTGCTGATGCTTTTGGACCAACATTAAACATACCCGGCACACCCATAACCGTTGTCGCTGCTGCTGGAGCACCTGCTGCAGCTAAGTTGTAAGGTGTACGATAAGGTGAAGTTTCTAAATCAACACCAGTAAGATTTTTAATTGCTGCCAATATGCGTTTTGGTTTAGCAGCTTCTGGATCATTACCTGCATCTAGATAATTATAAAGTGTTTCCCATCCACCAATAAGATCAACAATACCTTTTGCACTGCCTTTAGCAAGAGACTCTACTGTATTTGTTGCGATAGTAGAGAATTTTGTAGGGCTGTTATCTAGTACTGATTTCTCTGCGTAACCTACAGGATTTAGTTTTTTGTATTCTGCTGTAAGTTCAGCATCGGACATCTTGGAATAATCTTTAGCCATCTCAGTCCTTATTTAATTAAATTACGTGATTTCATTTCTGCTTCAAGATCATTCGGAACTGAGCCAACATTAGTATTAATTGGAGCAATGGTTTCTCTAGGTAATGTATATTTAAATCCACCAAGACCTTTTTTGTCACGTGCATAATTTTCAAGATCAGTTGTTTCTTTAATGATATCAATGTTTTTAGTACGCATATAATCAATAAGCTGTTTACGTGCAGCAGCATTAGTGCCTAACTGTGGAACTAAACCTGCAATAAACTTACGATCTTCGTTAGAGAAGCCAGCACCAAGTTTACCTCCAAGAGTCTGTAAAACAACATCACCGGCAACTTTGTCGTACTGTTGCGATGCTGAAATTCGTTTTACATCGTCTTTGCTTGCTAATCCAAGAGTATCTAAGAAATTACCAACAGCAACTCTTTCGTTTGCTAAACCGCCACTATACAACTTGTCGTTATCTAATGTAGCTAGTTTATCTAAACTCTTAATAGCATTAAGCGAATTCTGACGTGTATTCATCGCTGCTGTTACAGTGTTGGCATCATTCTTACCTAACTGTTTAGCAAATTCTGTTTCACCTTTAGCATCAATATTAATTAATTGTTTATTAGAAAATACACTAATAGGAGCACCAATAGGTGTTACTTTTCCTGAAATTGCATCTACGATTGCTTGTTGTTTTAATTCTGGTTGACCGGGTACACCGACCCATTCTGTTGATACTCCTTCAGATAATGCTTTACGAGTATTTAAAGCTTGATCAATACTAGCTTTTTTCAACTCATTTGCACGACTAATAGCCATCTGAGCTTGTTGAGGATACTTAGCAGAAATAGCCTGAGCAAGTCCTTCAAGACCTTGGGGAGTTGTTGTATCAAACCGAGTAGAAATCTGTTTTAGTTCTGATGCAGCTTGTAACATAGGATCTTGAATACCAAGCAGACCCATTCCAGTATTTCCTAAATCTGTACCAGCTTGCATAATGCTATACTTACGAGCTTGTAGCGGATCAAGTTGAGCTAATTTCATATTAGCAGATGCTTGAGCTAATTGTTGTTGTTGTTGATATTGAGTAGGATCAATACCAAACAAACCATTTATCGTATCAGCCATAATTAAAATATTCCTAAATTAGTGTAAGCGTTTCCGGAACTTAACGCACCGCTTCCTGTTGCACCAATTGCATTCATGTAGTCACCAGAATTTGCAGAACGATTTAATAATCCCATTCCAGAACCACCACCAATAACATCTCCAAACCAATCTTTTAGTTGATTTGTTCCACTAGCTACCCCGGTTGTACCTAAAGTAGACTGCCCTTGGAATAAACTAGACAACGGATTATAAGACTGGTTAGCGATGCTATAAGGTGTTCCTGCTTTAGTTCCGTAAAGACCTAACTGTCCTGCTTGAGCACCTGCAGTAGCCTGTTGAGCACCTAGTGTAGAACCAAGACTTAATGCATTCTGACCCATACCTTCAACGCTGTTAGATAAACCAAGCAGATTGGTTAATGGACTATATCCGGCACTAAATAGACCCGGAGCAGCATTCATTAGACCTAAACCAAATTGAGTACGCTGTTGACCGTATTGGTCTGCTTGAGCAGCTAACGTAGCATCTTGTTGTGCTTGAGCGTTATACAGAGCAGCTAATTGAGGATTAGACTGAGCTAAACCAGCTCCACCTGCTGTATATCCTGCTGAAGTACCACCAACACCTAAACCAGAACGACCAGTTTGGAATTGTTGATTTTGTACTTGAGCTAAGTTTTGCTCACGACTCGGAGCCAGTAACTGACGCTGTTGATTATAATAATCTGTAGCTGCTTGCTGTGGTGATGTAGCTAAGTAGCCTTGACCAAGATTGAATAAACTTTGTGATGCATTCTGATACTGAGTCGGATTGTATCCAGCAGCAGTATTTAAAAGACCTTGCTGAATTCCTTGAAGTTGTGGACTTAAGTTGTAACCAGCAGAAGTTAGTTGACCTGTAGTCGGATCAACTTGAAAGTTAGAACCACCAAAGTTAGTTGTTACTCCAACAGGACGGAACGTAGCACCTTGCACAGCGTTATTTGTTGCACCAGACATAGCCTGAGCAGCGTTACCTTGAGCTTTCGCTTCTCCGCCACCACCAATGAGTCCGCCTATTCCGCTACCTAAAGCAGCACCAACAGTAGGTGCTCCAAAGAAGGAACCAGCTACTCCACCAACCAAACCACCAATTGAACTACCCATGATTAATCGCTCCAATAATGAACTTGAACTTCATTGCCTGTGTTTCCTTGTAATTTGACATAAGGTTTAAACCCTAGCTGTTTAATAAACTTCAGATACGCAGGACTGTCTTGTTCTTTTGCACAAAAAAGAGGACCGCCATGTAGTTCTGTAAAAGTAAACCAATCTTTCTTTAATTCTTTAAATACTTTTGGACTCCAGTTATGTACTGCACAATGCATAAACTGACCGTCTTGAAACTGTTCTATTGTGAAGACATAATTAGGTCTTACAATAACTGGTACTTGCAACTCTTACACCCAAATAGGTTGTGGCTCAGTAGGGAATGTTGGTTCAGCTACTGGATTAAGTACCAATGCACGTAACGATGCACGATATGTCTCAAACTCAGCTTTGTTGCTGATATTGACATCAGACAATACTGACCAATCAGAAGATACTAAACGTTTTTTAGCTTCAGCACTACAAATATTTAAAGGCTCTAGTGCTTGTAAGCGAACTACTTCAGCTTGTGCCTGTGCTTCGGTAGGTATAGTTACATCAGATGAGAACCACTGAAGAGTAGAATAGTTTGTAAGGTCTAACATTGTCCATTCAGCAGTAGGTGCTAAAGAACGAATAGCTTGTGGATAACCAATTGTCATCATGCTGCAATCTCCAATAGAATAATAGAACCAGCGTTACCTGCTGCATTAAACGCAATGTCTCCACCACTTTCAGCTTTAAAATAAATGGTATATGTTAAAGCACTTGTTGATGCAGGTGAATCTAAGTGACTAATTGCCATGTCGTTATAAGCTGGCTGTCCTGCTACAATTGTCCAGTTAGCTCCAGATACAAGGTTTGATCCGTTGCGATATAAAGCTGTTAAACCATTTCCACTTGCATATGCATTTGTTTGCCATACTAAAGCATGAGCAAGAATTAAAATTTTGCTAGTGGATGCTGTTGGGGTTATTGTCGCTGTAAGAGCTGTTGCTGTATAACTTGTAGATGTTGTATATGAAGCACCTGCTGTACCAACTACAGTTTGAACAATCTTTCCACCACCGGCAGCAGCAATGGCTGTATCAATATCTGCTTGTTCTGCTTTAGATGAAATAGCGGAAGCAATCGCATTGAATTCATTATCAATTTCAGTACCTTTAACAGCTTTAGCTGGGTTTCCTGTTGATAACGAATCTTTTGTTGCAAAGTTAGTTGACTTATTATAATCTGACATAATTCACCTTTATAGATTTTTACCTGCTTTAACTGCAATATCCAATTTCTGAATCGATAATGGATATGAGTTAATATCTGATTCAAAACCAATTTGTAATACTTTACCTGTTCCAGATGCGTTAAACTTTAATAAGTCTAAGTCAATACCGCTACTGTATTCAGCAATATTATATTCAGCAATACCATATTCTGCGACAGGAACTGCTGTTAAATTAACAGTGCTACTGTCATAGTTATTAGAATAATCTGTTGCCCATTTAACTGTTAGTGGCTGTGCTGCACCGCCAATTGCAACAAGACCAATTTTCTTTAATATTTTTAACGCTGCTGGTTGGTCTAAATCAAAATAATTAGTAAAATAACTCATACGATATGAAACGTTATTATCTGAGTATTGTTCGTAATTACCAATATAGCCAGCTTGTCCTAAATATAGTTTTCTATCTTCAGTTACACAGAATGCTGTTGGATTAATATGATTCCAGATAGTTGTTCTAGCTGAACCATTTTCTAAAACCCCACGAGTATCAAAACAGTATGTTAACCCTGTTGTAGGTAAAGACAGTAAATAAAACGCATCAGAAGCAAAATATACACCTTTAATATTAATTAGTGTTTCGCTGTTTACGTTAGAGATTAAGTTATCACGTACGTTCTTCGAGACATCACGCAATGGCATTGACTTCTCTTGAATCAAACGACCAAGAGATTGAACACCAGTCTCGGACAAAAACATAATATCCGAACCAAATACAGAAGCTACTGAATCACGAGCAATACAACCCACACCTTTAATGACATCTTGTAATGTAATGTTTGTGGGATCTTTTGGGTTAGCGTAAATAACAATACTACGATGACAGAAAATAATTAAGAAGCCATTATGTGCTGACACAGATACAATACCATCACCAGTAGGAATAACAGTACTAATATCTAAATAACCAGAAGTGCCTGTTGTAAAGTTAGATGGGTCCTGTAAATCGCTAAAATAAACAGTTTGATTATCGCCACCAATGTTTGCAACCCATAATCGACCATATGCTGTAAGAGCACAATTCGGTGTAAATGTAGAAGCTGAGTATCCAGAAGGAAGAGTACCGATATCACCTACACGTTGAAATCCATAAGCACCGGTGTGGTTATGTGAAGAATTACCTAATTTATGATATACCAATAATGGATGACCTGCTTGAGCAAACACAGCGTGAGCAGATGTGTTACCACCGTGGCTATAAGGCATACCAGCAATCTGCCAGTTGTCCCCAGTAATTGTATATGATTGAGTGCCTGTACCAGCAGCGTCTGTAACTGTTGTGTTTACTACAGTTGTTAGAGTTGTTGTACCAGTGTAGATCTTATTATTAGCTGCACTAAATACTACATTACCATCTGATTTCACAAACTCAAATATTGTTCTAACTGCTCCTGCAGGACTTAGAGCAGAAGTATTAACTTTAGTCCATCCTTTACGAGCACCAATACGACTATATTTGTCAATGACACAGTTATATGCTTCAAGAGCATAACCACTTGTAAGTTGAACCGAAGCATCCTGAATGTTTAATCCAGAGAATCCCGGTGCAGCAATTGAACCTAGTAGTAACTGTTCAGCCATTAGCTGTCCCAGCTTTCTTCTTCAAGATAACGACCAGACTCCAAAGCAATAGCGTCTCCTAAAGACTGTTTAAATAATGCATATTGCTCACTAGAAGCCATTCCACCATCTTCACCACGTTCGGCAATAGCACGGGCAACAGCATTAAATATCACAGGCTCTGCTGGAATCAAGAGTTTATCGGTATTAGCCGAGAGAGGAACTTGTGGTTTAATAATGTTAAAGCGAAGATTGTATGTAGCGTTAGGAATAGGATATAAATCAACTTGAGTATCTCCGTTAGAATTAACACCATTAAAGTTATAATACTGTGGAGCACCTGTTTGAGTAGTTTCAACTAAAAATAACTTATTCATTCTAGCTGTGGAAGCTAACTCAAGAATGTTATTACTAGTGTCGTCAATCACGTCAATCATACGAAAACGTTGACCAGAACCTTCTAAAACATAGTTAAAAATAGAACTAGTTGTGGATGCTGTAAGAGTCTCAGAAAGAGCATTCCAGTTATAAGCATCTTCGCATTGACGTTTAGCATCGTTGACAAACTCACCAATCATCTTGGAATAAGTATTGTCGGTTACATTAGTTACTTCTTTTTCACGTACTCGTCTGAGTACTGAGTTGACTAATTCTAGGTATGTAGGTTGTGCCATGGTGTCCTTATTTTAACACATTTTTGTATAAATGTCAAGGTTTTTAGCTTAAAAATAAAGCTTTTTCATCTTTACGACGACTGACTAATCCTTTAAGGACTTTACCGCCACCTATCGTATACTTGCTAAACTCTTCAGCAGCCCCTGCCATGTCTCCTCTAAGAACCTTTTGACGGAGTGTTGATCGCTGTAGTGTCCCAAGACCAACATTGAAACTGAAGCTGACAAGAGCATCAAACTGACCTTGTGTAAGTGGTACAGGGCAATAACGCTCGACTCCTCGTTCAAAGCTAGCCAGATCTCGTTTAAGAATGTCATCTACTTCCTCCATCGATATTGTCCTATTCCAGCCATCAGGGATAGGTAACGACTTACGTTCTGCTAAAGGAATACGACCATGGTTGGGGTCAATAACGTGTCCCACACCGATAGTCCATAATAAAGCAGGGCATTGATACGGTTTTGTACGTACACCTTCGTGGTGCTTAATGACATCGATAGCTCTATCACTTACTTTCATTTCTTAAAGGCTTGAGTTCCAAACCAGAAGGATACGACAGAAGCCCAGATAGTCTGTGTGTCGTTATCCCAGAGTACGTCTAAAGCAATGCTGAAGTCCACACCAGACTTCCAAGCGTATAGGAAACCAAAGATTTCCACAAAAGCAAAGAGAATAAACATACCGTAGGTAATAAAGCTACGAGTAAAAGCACGGGCATTAATAACCCACTGAGCAGCTCCTTCACCGATTGCGATGTCATGTGCATAGATAGCTTCTCTTTCTTTTTCTGCTGTTTGAATCACAATCTGTTCTGTCTTGATGTCTTCAATATGTGCTTGTGCAATAAAACCACGTTCAGCTAACTGTAACTCACGTTCAGTCTGCAGTTTAGCCATGTTCATCTCATGGGCTTTATCAGACTTATCTTGGAAGAAATCCAATAGCTTTGGTACACCACCAGCTAAGAATGATATAAGAGTTGATAACAGTGTTAACATTATTTAATTCCCCAAGTGAGATACCACGCAATAAAAGCAGCTACAAAGAAGCACCAAAACTGGACTCTACGCACTGCTTTTAAATCATGCTGAAATTCGTTTAGATTATGTTTTTCTAGTGCTTCTATTTCTGTTTTAATCTTCAAGACTGCTTCCCACTCTTTAGTTCCGTACTGTTTAATGAACTGCTTTTTAAGGGCTACTTCGTGGTCTGTTAATAGTTTTCTTGTTTTGTATTCGTCTAAAGCTCTAAATATTGCTTGTTGCTTTCTAAACTCTGCTTCTCGTTGAGCAGTTCTTCGTTCTTTAGCTCTTTGTTGTGCTACATCTGTAGCGTCTTGTTGGATACCTTCAATGCTCTTAGATAGACCCTTAGAAGCTTCTCGGCTAGAGTCTAAGCTAGAGCTAAGTCCTTTGACTCCTTCGGAGAAACCGTATGGATCTGGCATTCAAGTTAGCAATCCCATTTTTTAAGTGCTAATGCTTTACGAGTAGGTCTGCCCTTTTCATCCTTCATAGGACCTGCTACACCGCCCATGCGAGCACAGAAGCTCTTACGTCTGCCAGCAGCTTTAGGAGACTTTGCAGCTTCCTTAGCAGACACAGGAGGTTTTAGCTTAGAACCAGTAGTCTTGTTGTAATAGTCTCTACCTTTTTGATTGAGACCACCTGCAGGGTTCTGATAAACCTTCTTAACCATTATTTCTTCTTCTTTGCAGTCTTAGCGGATTCTTTAAAATCCATAGCAGTAGGAGCACCTTTGCTACCAACTTTACGCATCTTCTCGCCAGAACCAGCAGCGATACGACGACGTTTAGCATGAATTGCATCATATAATCCTGCTTTTTTCATTTATAAGCCCCTACAGTTAGTTTTAATTCCTCGTCTCCAAGAAACTTAGCTACATTACTACAATACAGATAAAAGTCTTCGTATTGAAAGTCTGATTTCATTCGATTTATGATGTTACAAACTAGCACTGTGTTTTCTTTAGTATATCCAACCGAGCTGTCTATTCTTTCAATAGAAACGGTATTTAATTTACCAGCTTCCAAAGTCATTTCAACTCCTGAATATGCACAAATTTTATTTTGTTTATTCCAAAAAGTTACAATATCTTCAATCTTTAAATCAAATATCTGCTGTCTTTTTGTAGCACTTCTTTTACAGCTTTGTAGGAATATCTTAGCTCTTCCTTCTATTGTCGAATAGACTTTAGCTCTTGATTTGATATTTCCTTCAGTACAACAGGCTTTACACCAGCTATGGTAGCCATCACTTGTTTGATTGTGTTTAAAAAACAAAGCAACTTCTTTTGTTTCTTTACACTTAAAACAAGGTTTAGTAGCCACGCTTAGCACCCATCTTCTTCATTGGCTTAGCCATTGGCTTAGATTTACCTGCACTGCTTAAAGCAATTGCAATAGCTTGCTTTTGTGGCTTACCAGCTTTCATCTCTTTCTTGATGTTATAAGAAATAGTCTTTTTAGAACTTCCAGATTTTAATGGCATGATTATTCCTTAGATAAGTTCAGTTACAGAAAACGTAGAAGCTGCTACAGTTGCGTCTTTGATAACAGCAATCTTGTCACCCGGATTTACTTTAACAAAAGTAACATTATTAACAGGACACATAGGACTTGTTGTGACAGATGCAGTTGGTGCTGTTCCAACTGCAAAGTGACAATGTCCTAAAGATGAAGCAATACGGATCATTGTTGTGTTTGCACCAAAAGCTGTTGAAGCTACACTAGAGGTTGTTACAGTAAATACTTGGGTTGTCCCTAAAGCAGGAACTCCGTTAGCTACTCCGTTAGGATCTAATTGAAATGTACTCATAATAGTTTCTTACTCCAAAGTTAGTAAATAAAGGGTTTCAAGATATTGACCTACGATTTCATCAATGATGTTCTGTAGTGATGTATCTTCTTTTGGCACAACGTCATAACGAGATTTCTCAATCCAGTCTAGATGCTTAGTTAGAACTTCAACAGCATTCTTAGTATAGGTGTCTTTCTCTTCCAATGTAGGAACTTCAATGCGACCATTACGACCTTGATACTTCTCTACCAATGAGTCAGTTAGTTCTAGAATATTCTCATAGAACTCATTGAGTGTCTTGTGATGTGAGAAGCTGATTGTATTCCAATGTTGGCGATGAGCTGTATCACGGGAAAGCAACAGTAGTGCAATTAATTTACCAAACATATAATCCTTATAGGTGCTTTAGCAGCCAGTCTTTAAATAGTGTTAAGAAGATACCAATACCTGAAGCAATGAACGCTATGCCACCTAAGAAGCCCTTATAGCGTGTCATCTCATCCTTGATGTCGTGCATAATCTTAAGCATCTCTTCATGGTTTTCTTGGAGAGAGTTAACCTTAGTTTCCAAGATAGCTATGCGTTCAATGTTATCAGACATTTACTGGGTCTTTCTGTGGGAATACTAACTGCAACACAGCTAACTCATCCACAGAAGTACAAGCATTGATAGCTGTTTCATTGTCGTTAGAAGCTGTACGAATAGCAGCTCTTTCATCCAATACTTCAGCACTTGCTGCAACACCCGTCTCAGCAGCACGAATAATCTTCCAGTCAGTCTGAGATAACAAAGAACCAGCAGTAGTCTTGCTTTGAGATACTAGCATAGCCTTAACTTGGTCGATGTCTTTAGGGTTAGTGATATCACCATCCCAGTAGAATCTATCATCAGCACGAACTGGGTTAGCTACTTCAGTAATACCGATAGCAGCTTTTTCTTCTGCAGTAGATAGATTTAACCAGTTAGCTGGATATTGATTGCCTTCAGCATCCTTAAACGGAGTGCCTTGTGGTAGTGTGTTGCCGTTAAGTAAAAACATTATTACCTCGCTAAAGAGTTCTTGAATGGGTTTTCTGCAAATGCCATGTAGATATAGTTTGAACCAGAGCCGTTAGAGTTACCACCAGTATTACGTAGTTTAAATCCATTTGATAGTATGTCCATTGGATAGTCGTTTAATTCAGAAGCATCACTATCCGCCCAAAGTCTTGCTGAAGTAGATGTATTATAAGAGTCTCTAGAAGTATCTCTAATCTCCCAGCCACCTCCAGCAGTATTTCTAACCATAATCCATTTTGGTCTAAATCCTGTATATACAAAAGTACCGTCAGTAGAACCATTACCTGTATAGTTACCAAACTTAGAAAAACCAGCTATTTCTGCCCAGCAGTAGGCTACATAGGTTGTATTTGCAGCCACAGAAGTGCCTGAGTTACATCCAAATGTTGTGGATGTTGGGGCAGACCAAATTTGGCTTCCGCTAGTTGCTTGGGCATCAGTTAAATTTAATGCAATATAAGTGTTTGTATTGGAAGAACCACCAGTTAAGTTTATATGCCATGTAAGCCAGTTTCCTGTTGTTCCTCTAGCTTTATTAATAATCATTTTAGGAGCTACACCAAGACCATGACCTACTGTGTAAACTCCTGAAGCTGGAGTTGTGTAAGTAACAATACTAAATCCAGCAGAAGCATTAACGCTTACTGTAGATGTAATAGAGCCACTTGTATTAGATGATGTAGTTCCTTGTCCAGCTTGCCATTGCCAGCCAGCATAGGTATATCCTGTGTAACCTGATACTGAACCTTGGTTTACACCAAAGCCATTTGAGTTAAACGCAGTTACATAGTTACTTGCAGAAGAACTTTCAGCATCAGTCGCATTAGAAAAAACTGCTTTAGATATACCACGAACAGAATCAGTAAGACCATGATATGTTACATTATTTCGTGATTTAGTCCATACTAAGTCAGGCTTAAATCCACCAGCATTAGTAATGTTCTGTGCTGCACTTGTACCAGTATAAGTAGTAGCATCCATAACCTTATTACCAGCAACAATAGTAGAGTCTGGTAGGTTATATGTGTTTAGTGCTACATACCCTGTAGGCGGAGTATATAAAAAGCCACGCTGACCAAAGTTAATTGTAGGACCTTGTGCAGCACTTGAACCAGCTACAGCCGATACAGGGAAATATGTTGCTGTTGTCAGTCCTGTGTAAGCTACACCTTGACTTGTATTGTTCTTATAGAATTCTAAAGCACCAGTACCAGCATCAAAGGCTACACCAATTACATCACCAGTGGTATAGGTTGCTCCATAAGAAACACCTGAGTTATTATTATATTTATTACCGTTATAATGATAACCCCAACCATAAGCATCCCCACCTAGTTGCGTGCTTGTGCCAGCTTGTGAGGTTGCAATACCGACCATCGCTGCTGGAGTATTGTCTGTGAATATCCACTCAAAGTAATACTTTCCAGTTGTAGGGAAAGCCATTGTTCCACGATTAGTAGTCCAACCAGAACTAGAATATACACGCAGATTACCGTTATCGATAGTTGCGTTAGCTCCTTTATCTAATGGATTAAGAGTACAATAATTAGAAGCAGTAGCACTTGTCAATGTTGGTACATCTGTCATTGAATCGTATGTAGCACCAGCAGTAACAGATATGTTATTAGTAGTCCAATAGTTACCATTACCACTAAAGTCTTTACCTAGACCAGCGTTTGATCCGCTAGTAGTAGCTACATCTGTAAATGGTAGATAGAATCCATTCGTGCCGTATGTACCTGTGTAGCGTTTAGGTTTCCATACACCAGTAATAGTATCTGTTTCACCGAAGGAGGATGGAGTTAATGCTTGTCCATCTACAAAGTTTACCTCGGTAATGTATCCATCAAAATATCGTGATTGACCTGTTTGTTTCCCGATGTCATGTTCAGTAGTGTCGTTTACACCACTATCAGCGTTTTGTGCTGGATAACCATTATTAACAAACGAAGTAACTTGAACTCCGTTTACATATAATTTTGTACGATTGGATGCTGTTGCTTGAGTATTATCTATTGCAATAACAATATGATACCAAGCAGATGGGTCACGAAATAGTTGTGTCGTTTCAATATTTGAGCCGCCATTGTAAACATACATACGATGTGGTGTATTTGGACTTTGTTCAAAAGAAACTCCAGCAACAGTACTAGAGCCTGTAGACCAAAATATTGCTTGGTTATATGTTCCAAGGTCTGAAACAGAATACTTAACCCAAGCCGAATATGTCCATGTTAGTTTATTACCAGTACTAGCTGGAGTTCTGTTTAAATAAGCAGAAGCACTAGCCCTAAACCGCAAAGACTTAGTTAAGTTATAGCCTGTTGCTTCATCGGTACTTAACAACAGATCATTATGAATGACTGACATTATTTAACATCCGCAATTAGTTTGGCAGTAATACGAGTAGAACTCTCTACATAATAAGCAAGGACATCAACAGCAGCAGCAGTTGTAGTTAATGTTGGAGCAGTACCGCCAGCAAACTTAAAGTAGCTACCATATGCAAGCGTACGAGATCCCGTACCATCCTGAGTAATTACAATCACACCTGACTGACCAGCAGTAATATTAGTAGGATTAGCTAGTGTGCGATTACCACCAAGAGTAACTGAGAAGTTATTAGAAGCAGCAAAGTCAGGAGTAATTGTAGCACCGTCAGTCAGAGCAGTGATAGCACCACGCTGAGCTACAGAGAATGTCTGTACTGCGTCAGTCTTAGCAGTATCAGCATCATAGGCTTGAACATCAGTACCAATAATCAAACCAGTTACTGCATCACCTGATTGTAGTTCTTGTACAGTTGTACCGTTTAGTACGAGAGGATAACGATTTGCCATTTTATATTCCTATTAGTTTACGGCTACATTAACGGTAGAGCCAGCACGATTGGTAACTGGTAACACTCCGTTACCGACAGAAACGCTTACAGTAGAACCAGCACGAATCAAGATTGGTAGAACTGTTGGAAGAGTAGACCATGATGCAGCAGAGCCGTCGGTCTTTAAGAACTTGTTAGCATTACCAGTCTGAGAAGGTAAACTAACTGGAGCTGCTTGCCATGAAGGAGCAGTACCAGCACCGTTAGATGTAAGCAAGTATCCTGAAAGACCTGCACCGAGTCTTGCAGAAGTGTTAGTAGCAGTACCAATGATAATATCACCAGTGGTTGTAATAGGTGAGATAGAACTAAAGGTTACATCACCAGCACCTACTAATGATTGACTAGCTACAGTCTTTATGTTTGTACCACTTACAAGAGCTGCTTGTTTACCATTAAATGTATTCCAGTCAGTGCTGGAAAGGTATCCGTTAGTAGATGTTGTAGCTTGTGTAATGCTAATTGCTGGAGCTGTGCCACCAGAGGATACTATTGGAGCAGTGCCTGATACTGAAGTTACAGCACCTGACAGAGAAGCATAAGCATCTAACCAAGAAGAACCACTCCACACCTTCATAGCGTTATCTACGGTATTGAAGTATAGAGCACCTGTTAGTAGAGTATTGCCATCATTGTCTACTGAAGGAGCAGAAGACTTAGAACCTAGATAACGGTCATCAAAAGAATCATAAGAAGCAGCAGCACTTGTTGCAGAAGAAGCTGCAGCAGTAGCTGAGTTACTTGAATTAGTTGCAAAAGTAGAAGCGGAAGATGCAGAGTTGCTTGCGTTAGTCGCTGATGTAGATGCAGCAGTAGCTGAGTTACTTGCGTTAGTTGCTGAAGTAGACGCAGCCGATGCTGAATTAGAAGCATTGGTAGCTGATGTAGATGCGTTGCTTGCTGATGTTGATGCAGCAGACGCTGAAGAACTAGCATTAGTTGCTGAAGTTGATGCAGCAGATGCACTAGATGACGCTGCAGATGCTGAAGAAGTAGCACTCGATGCTGACGAAGCAGCACTTGTAGCCGATGTAGAAGCGTTAGTAGCAGCAGTTTCAGCCGAGACTTTAGCTGCAATAGCAGCATCTTTTGCTTGTACTGTTAAGGTTGCTTCACTAGTCGCATCATTTACTGCATCTCCGGGACCACCGGGACCACGATAAATAGACATTATTCAGCCTTGGTTTTAGCTACAGTTTTCTTTTCTTTAATTTCTGCAACAGGTTTAACCTCTTCGAGGACCTCTACATAGCCGGGATGCTGACGCATAG